GCAAACGCTCCAACGCCGATCAAAGCGAATCCGATTCCAAGCAGAGTCAATGCTGCGCCAAGAGCAAGCATTTCTGGAATAACCGGAGACAATGCCAGAGCAGCTACACCGAGCAACGCAAGGGCCGCTGCGACCCCGACGAGCCCGTGCAGCAAATCGCCCCAACTGAGGTCTGCGAACGCTGAAAGGGCTCCTGCGAGGAGCAGAAGCGAAGCTGAGACGATACCTATGGCGATAGCTCCGCCAATTGCGCCTGTCATTGCGTTCGTAGCCACTACGAGAATCAGCATAGATGCCGCAAGCGTAGCGAGACCCTTACCAATCTCTCCCCACGACATACTGCCCATTATCTTCATTGCACCAGCGATTTGAACGAGAGCAAGACTTACGAGAACGAGTCCTGCTGCGGTAATCGGGAGTGTAATCGGCATCGCATGCATAGCTACACCGATAATGACAAGCGCTCCCCCTATACCAACAAACCCCCGGAGCATTTCGCTGTAATTGATAGTTCCAAATATCTTCATAGCCCCAGCAAGAATATTCAAAGCTGTAGCTACTAATATAAGTCCTGCGCCTGTCAACGGAAGATTTGCTGGCATCATGTTCATGGCCAAAGCTATACCAGCCAAAGCCGCTGTAATGCCGATAATGCCCTTGATTAGTGTCTTCCAATTCATCGTTCCGAATAGAGCCACAGCACCAGCAAGGATTGTCAAACCAGTAGCAAGCGCAATTAGTCCAGTTCCGGATAGGATCAAACCAGGAGCGGCCTTCTCGAGGCCCTTAGACGCTGCAATCAAACCTCCGAGCATGACTCCTATGGCCGCTAGACCTTTGAAGAGATCTCCTGGCTTCATACGACCAAGAATGGCAACAGCGCCTGACATTATGACAAGTGCTGTAGAAAGAGCTATCATTCCTCCGGCAATGAGATCGAACTGTGCTCCGCTCTTGATACCTGCATCCATCTTGTTAAGGATGGCAAACGACGCCATGAGCTCGCCGAAACCAAACGCCATGGCAGTCAAAGCCTTGGTCAAGGCAGCAGAGTCAATCAGAGACAGCACCAACATTGAAGCAACCAACACAGCGATGGCTTCTGCAATCTTCATGATTGCATCGGCCTTGATCTGCAGCTGCATTGTCTTCAAAGTATTCGTCAACTGATTGAAAGTACCTGTCAGACTCTTCATAACGCCGCCAGTTAGGTCGACGTTAATACCACTATGCATCCACTTGGCGATAAGTGCCGCAATTCCACCGAGCAGGCCGACGTTTATGGCATCCAAGACATCATTGAACTCGCCTTTGCCCAATACAGCGGCAATCTTGTGACCGAGTTGTGCAAACCAGTCCCTGATACCGCCCCAAATCGTATCGAGAACATTGAAAATCTTTTCCATGGCCGTTTGGAAAGGTCGCCAAATATCCCCAACTCTATCGAAGATTCGTTTCAAGCTCGAGAAACGATCCCCAAGACGACCCATGCTTGCAGCGATCTTGTCGGATACTGCAGGATCAAATCCGGTAAACAGTTGTCCAATGAACTTTGCGGCGTCCTTCAAATATGGAATAGGATCCTTGATCCACTTCGTGAGATTCTTGAAGAAATCTTTGATCCCGCCACCCTTTACCAGCACGTTCTGAAGCTGCGTAAAGAAGTCGCCAATTGTGGCTGCAAACTCGAGAATTCCCCCGGAGCCAAGTCCGGTTAGCGAAGTAACCAATTGAGCTATAAATTTGGCGCCCTCTTTGAGAATCGTCCATCCAATGGATAGAACTGCAAAGAAGCCATCAAATATCCGTCGAATCTTGCTAAGTGTTTGCCCACTCGCCAGCAAATGTTCTGTGAACTTAGCGAACAAAGCCGAAACCGTTACTAAGACGGATCCGAACGACGCTGGGAAAATATCCCGAAACGCTTTCTTACCTACGTTGAGAATTCTCCCGAAAGCATCGAAAATGTTCAGCAATCCCTTTTGAATAAACGGAACAGCCTTTCGCAAAGGACTGAAATCCAAACTATTAATGTTGTTGATAAGTGTCTTGTTCATCATCCCCATAATACCGTGAATGGTATTAAAGAGAGGTTTCAAAGCTTTGGTAACTTTATCAACCGCTGGACTCAGCGAATTGAACAAATCTCTTTGTTGAGTAAGTCGAGGACCGATGAAAGCCTCGCCGAGCCTTGACATAGCAGCATGCAAGTTGGACAATGCACCGGTATAGGTCTTGTTGGCTTCGGTTGCATGTGCACCAAAAGCTTCGTTCATAGCACCGGCAAACGTCTTGAAATCAAGCGTTCCTGCGGTAGCCATTGCGTGAACTTGAGCCTCTGTCTTACCGAGAACCTTACCGATGGCTGCGGCAGCGTTTAGACCTCTTGTAGCGAATTGCATGAGGTCCATGTTTGTTACTTTGCCTGTACCTGCAGAACCAGCGAAAATATCCGCCATCTCGGTAAAGGAAGATCCTGTCATAGCGGCGGCACCGGCCACGCCCTTGAGCGCACCAGTCATCTCGTCGCCAACCTTAATTCCGGACGCTCCGAATTGTGCGGCCGCCTTAGCTGCTTCGTCTAGTCCGAAAGCAGTGCCTTTAACCGCCGCCAGGGCACTATCCATACCCTTTTCGACGTCGATTCCAAGGCCCTGGAACATGAACTTGGCTTGTTCAATGTTCTTTGCTCTAGCAGTACCACCTGTGATTATCGGACCAAGAATATCCCCGCCAATTTTCTTGGCCATACCGAGTGCGGCTTGTGTGATGGATTGAATTGCGCTGAATCCAACCGCACCCAAGATCGAGAACTTACTGGCGATGTGTTCTACTGCCGAGGCAATGTGAGAAATATCGAACCGACCCGCCGACTTTGAAATATCGTCGAAGCCTTTACCAGCATCCTTGAATTGCAGCGCTTTGTCCAGCTTGTCGAGGCTGGCAAGCGTAGAGCCTATCCTTCTTTCGAACGAAGCGTTATCGAACTCCATCCGTACAATTCGATCGTCTACACTAGGCATTTCTCACCTGCCTCCAAACATCCTCGACAATCTTGTCAAACAACGGCTGCATTGCTGGATTAATATAATCTCTTCCTGCTACGTAACCACCGGTTCCAGTACCATGACCATATTGAATGATGACAGCAATATTGACGCCTTCATTAGTGTGTATGTTATACCAACTAATAGAAGCACGTTCTTTTGTAATCTCTACTTGATAACCCCAATCATGTGCCGTTTCCCCGGTATCTATGGGTGTGGCTCTTGAGAGTGCGTCAACTCCCATACGACCATAGTGATCAAGATCGTTATACATGTCGCCACTCTCTAAATATTTCAAAAATCGTTCGGTTTTCTTAAAATCGCCAGTAGAAGCGATATTAAATATCCGCATTCTAACCGCCTAGCGAATCAGATTCCCGAATCAAACTAAAATTATTGACTGCTTGTGCTTGATTTGCATTCATAGCAACGATTTTAAATGTATCTCCATCAGCAACTGGAACTACCCACATACCATGCAAATGTTGAGTCCAAGTACCGTTTTGTGCAACACCGAGTGTAGTATTCATTCCTTTGGCTGCATTAGCAGCGTTTCTAATTTCAGCAGAAATCATGATGGCCGATCCAGAAACGGCCGCAACATCGTAACTAATGCGATAAATCCCACCAGCGCCAACTGGAATAGTAATAACGTTCGAATTTAGCCATGAAGCAGGGCCGTTCACAACACGGTTCAAAGGTAAAGTAGCGCCCGCTGTAGGACCATTAAGCGTAGGTCCGCTGACAATGATTCCTGTCGAAATTTGGCTTGGATACTTCTGCCAGTCACTACCCGTCCACAAAAACTCTTTCTTGGTGTCAACTTCGTAAATCTTGACACCCTCGTCCTGAGCCACTAGACCTGCTGGACGAGTTGTGCTAGTACAAATAATGTATTCTTGAAGTTTCCAACGAGTTCCTGTCCATGTTCGAACAAGATCTGTGTCAGTTTCGTAAATAGCCTTGCCTTCGTCAGAAGGTAGAAGTGATGGACGAGTTGTACTAGTACAAACAATGTATCCAGAACCATTAGCTCCAGAAGGACCAACTGGACCACGAACATTTCCAGCATTGATTGGAGTTCCATCTCTGGTTTTCAAAATAAGTTCATCAGCAACAACATCACCATCAATGACAGTGGCGTTTTCCATTGCAATCATTCGTTCAGCGGTTAAACCAGTTACGGTCCCCATTCGACATCCTCCTCATTCTTATCACTACTACTAATTTCATAGGTGTCTGCGTCCAAATATACCACTGTATCAGACACAATCTGAAACGTAGTTGCATCGAGCATTGTGATGACGCCTTCTTCTTTAGAATCGGCAGTCCATATACCTTTGGCATGCTCGGTAATGATAAGACGATCCCTTTTCCTGATGAAAGCGGCTAGACCCTTGAGTGACGGGAGATGCGCATCGGTGTCTTCGTCCCCATAAAGAATCGACTCAAGGTCCTGAAGCAAATTTGGATCCATTTTCGTACTATCAAATATAACATGAGCCGTTGGACGATAATTGTCGATGTCTTCAGGAATTGCGGTGATTGTCCATTCGAATTCCAGTGGAGTAACTTCTGATCCTAAAGTTTGGTATTGTCTTTGCGATGGGAGAGCCGTCAGGTTATAGAGAATGTGGATTTTGTATCCAGCTGCCAAACCAACTACATCATCACCAATCAAAGTCTGATAAGACAAACCAAATTTGTGTTGGGGCTGATTTAGAACGAAGAAACCTTCTTGTTCTTCTTCGGTTCCCTCATAATGCAGAAATTCTTCGGGGTAGGTAAATGCCCGCATTACAGCACTGAAATCACCAAGAGTTACGATGTCATTGAATTTAACACCATCGAAGTGGACAGGTTGGGAAGAATTGGAAACACTTTCTTCGATTGAAGTAAGTCCATTCCAAGGAACACCGGCTCCATCTGTTTGATAGAGAACGCCTTTACTTACTCCAGTTTCAAATAAATGCTCGCCGACTTGATCCCAAACAAGTACGGCCATTTAGCCTCCTCTCAACCACTCGTGTTGTATTGAGCCTTCCTTATGGCATTAAGCTCACGGTTTCGACTCGTAATCTCATGCCTTGACATCTTCTTAGGCGGTGAATTCTTAATGTTACAAATACGAATCAAAGCAAACAACCTATTTAAATGCCAGTACTCGCATTCAAACGGAATGGTGAAAGCAACCATCCAATAGTAAATCAACTCGGATGTGATTACTTCACCTTTTCCCTTACGTTCAGGCATAGACCCAAAAGTAGTTGCTGACTCTGATGACTCGATGTAATCATTGATTTGATTGAAATTCTCTTGAGACAGCCTATTCAAAACATCGGAAGAGTAAAGTGGAGAGATAATCATCGATTCTATGTACTTTAATACTTCTTCCGGCGTTTTGTGATTTTCAGTCAAAAAGGGCTTTTGAAATTTCGACTCCCATTTTGACAGTGAGACCAAAGAATGCTCTAGCTCTAATTCAATGTCGCCGACAGTTTCAAACGTTTCTGTCTCTTCATTGAAATACTCACTTCCTAGAACAACTATTTTAAGCATTCTTCAATCTCCTATCATTAGGGAGCCATCCCCGCTACCCAAGCGCTTCCGTCCCAGTGAGCTTCACCAGCAGTACCAGCGGTTCCTGTCTGTACATACTCTCCAGTAGTCCAGGCAGTTCCGGGACTTGCAACAACCCCAGAACTTTGCAAAGTTGGTACATCAGCCGGTGGGGTTGAACCGCCTGGAGTCCACGTTCCAGGAGCTCCTGCAGATGCTCCAGTTGCTTGTGCTGATCCTCCGCCTGCTCCGAAAATTGCAATAACCTCATCCGGAGTAGGAAGATGAGCAATACCAACTGTGGCATCACCGTACAAAGCGGCCTCGAGTGCTTTCAAAGCCGCATCGTCTACAAGCGAGGAATCTACGACAATGAGAGACGTAGGATTAAGACCAGTCACAGGAGCTGGTGTTGTAGTTACTGCCCAGCTGAATGTAATGGCCTCTGGTGAGTCGTTGATGGTGTTGTAGGCTTTCTCCGAAGGACTTGCCACACACCCGTACACGAGATGGAGTTTGTATCCAAAGTTCTCGTGCTCGAGATCGTTACCCAAACGAGTCCTGTAGGACAAACCAAACGTCTTACGAGGCTGTTGTCCAACAGTGACACCGTCTGAAGGAACGGCAAGACCATCAAACTGAGTAAACTCTTCAGGGAATGTGAATGCTTCGATGGTTGCTCCGAACTCCTCAGCCGAAATGAGGTTGAGGTACTTGATGTTGTCGGCATACTGTGCCGTTGACTCAGCCCCACTAGGAGACTCTGTCACCGTCGTAAGACCGTTCCAAGCAACTCCGGTTGCATAAACTCCCTGCGCATCCGGAATGTAAAGGACTCCGTGATCAACTCCCGTTTCATAAAACCGTTCGCCGATCTTATCCCAAACGAGTTCAGGCATTGAAAATTCCTCCTAAAAGAAAAGTTTGAAAACGTCATGATTAAGATTATCGGCTGTGTAAAACCGCTCATACACGCATAGTGGTAACTCAGCAATCTTGTCAGGTATACCACTATCCGGATCTCGATCAATGACCGTTACTTGATACCGCTTTTTACGAGAATATGGCTTATCGTCCGCAAATCTAGTTAATTCATAATCTCTTCTATAAACAATGCAAGGATAAGTCATAATTACAGTTGGTGGTGGTTGGAAATACACATGATCAGTTTGAAGAATATCAACGAAGATTTTTTGAAGATCAAGGCGTTGGGCCATTGTAAACACTCCCCAAACTAAGGATGAGACGGGGAGCTTTGACTTCCACATTTGTGACAGTCCAAAGAACCCCTTCCCATCGCACGTATTTGATCTTAAAGAAGTGTTTATTCGCATACTCATCGGCAACAATGCTTATTGAATTGCCGACTGAAATATCCTCGTTTAATCCTTCTCCAGGGTCTAACTTTCGTGTATTTCGAACCACATCACCGTAATACTCTGATTCGGTAATAACATCGATCCAAACACCTGAGTCAGATGGAGTTTCTACGGAATCAGCATAACCAACTTCTCCAAAGAACCTTGCCATCTTAACTCCTTTTAAACATTACTCTTCAGGAGGAGTACGACGCCCTTCACGTTGTGCAGACTGTGCTTCTGTCGTTGTTCCACCAGCGTCAGGGAGTGATCCGTGTTGCGGAGGAACACTCTGACGTTCGTTCGGCGGCTCAGGAACGATAATGTGAGCAGTACCAGCAGGCGGAGGAACGAATGTACCTTGCGTAACACAAATTGCAGA